CAGATTATTGAAACCGACAAGTTAATTATACAAGATTACGACTTAATCAATGAATTTTCTACCTTCTCACAGAAGGGACAGTCTTATGAGGCAGAAGATGGACACACAGATGACCTTGCAATGTGTTGTGTAATATTTGCATGGTTAATTCAACAGACATACTTCAAAGAGTTGACAGATGATGATATTCGTGCTAGAATGTTCCTAGAACAACAACATCAATTAGAACAGGACATGGCGCCCTTTGGTTTTATTGACGATGGGTTGAATGACTATGGTGAGACTATTGTAGATGAGTATGGAACTCGTTGGAGTCCAGTAGTTCGTTCATACGATTCCGATTGGTAGAAATCTTCAAATACCTACATAATATCAATAATATCGTTTTCTAATTTTAAGAAGCAATTTGCACATACAACTTTGGATTGGTTGATTAGTCTATTAACTTCTGTTCTAGATTCCTCATTCAATCCTTTTCTTTTGGTTAAAGAACGAATTTTCCTCTCATGAGGATAAAATTGGAGACAGGCAGTTTCAGATTCATCACAGTGACAACAGATTTTATCGCCAAGATATTCATTAACCCATATCTTGCGTTTCCTGTAGTTTCTTTGTGAAACCTTCTTTATGGTATCTTTGTATTTCTGATAATGCTCCGACATATTATTATTTATGTGCTGCCTAACCTATAAAAATACGATGTGTAAAACATCCTTTTTATAAATATATTCGTAAGTTTGGAAACTTAAATAATGAATCCATAAAGGAGAAACAGAGATGGCATTTCAATTATCCCCTGGCGTTCTCGTAAAAGAGATTGATTTGACCAACATTGTTCCTGCTGTTGCAACCTCAATTGGTGCTGTTGCTGGTGGTTTTTCCACTGGCCCAGTAGAAGAAATTATTCCAATTGGTTCAGAAGCGGAATTGGTCAACATCTTTGGTAAACCCGACTCAAATAACTATGAGACTTGGTTTACTGCCGCCAACTTCCTACAATACGGTAACGCATTGCGTGTTGTTCGTGCTGACACTGCTGCTGTCAACGCAACTGCAAATGCTGCTGGATTGAAAATTAAAAATGATGACGATTATGATACAAACTATGCCGCTGGACAGGGTTCTGTAGGTAACTGGGCAGCAAAATTCCCAGGCACATACGGCAACTCACTCGGTGTATCTATCTGTTCATCTGCTGAAGCATATGAAGAAACCACAACTTCTCTAGTTGATGACGCAGCTCTTGCCGTTGGTGATACAACAGTAACAGTTGATGACGGAACAGAGTTTAATGTTGGTGACATCGTATACTTCCAAGAAGCAGACGGACAACAGTATGAGGTTACTGCAATTGCAGTTAATGATCTTACTATTCGTCAACTAGACAACCCTAACGGTGGTGGACTAAAGACTGCAATCGCAGATGATACTGCAATTCGCAGACGCTGGAAGTTCTATGACCTATTTGATTCTGCTCCAGGCACATCAACATGGGCAACAGACAGAAATCTTTCAGAAGATGAAGTCCATGTCGTAGTATTCGACAGAGATGGTGGTATCACTGGTTACGATGCAGACCTTGCTGGACAGAGAACAAATGCTGTTATTGAAACATATGCATTTGTATCACAGGCAAATACTGCAAAGACACCTCAAGGTGGTTCTAACTTCTATGCGAATGTTGTGAACAGAGGTTCTTCGTTTGTTCGTTGGATGGATCACGATTCATCTCTAACAGATGCTGGAACACAACTTGCATCTGGTGGAACATACACCAATGTTGCAAGTAATGCTGGTGTTATTGATGATACACTTGGTGGTGGAACAGACGATACACCAACAATCGGTGAACTAGAACTTGCATACGACCTATTCGCTGATACAGAAACAGTTGATGTCAACCTAGTTATGGCAGGAACTTGTCCTGCTTCAACAGACGGTATCACTCATGCGATTATGATTACTGACCTATGTGAAGCCCGTAAGGACTGCGTAGGATTCATTTCACCTCGTAGAGATGATGTCGTTGGTGTAACAACTGGTGCTGCACAGACAACCAATGTTGTAAACTTCTTTAACAACATTAACAGTTCATCATATGTTGTATTCGATTCTGGATACAAATATATGTATGACAAATACAACGATGTATATCGTTGGGTGCCACTAAACGGTGACATGGCAGGACTTGCTGCTAACACTGATAATGTGGCGGAGCCATGGTATTCCCCTGCTGGTTACAACAGAGGACAAATTCGTGGTGCTGTTAAAGTTGCATACAACCCAACAAAGGCACAAAGAGACATTATCTATCCTGCCCGTATCAACCCTGTTGCTACATTCCCAGGCCAAGGAACAGTTCTCTTCGGTGACAGAACTGGTCTTTCTAGACCTTCTGCTTTCGATAGAATCAATGTTCGTAGATTGTTTATCGTGCTTGAGAAGGCAATCGCTACTGCTGCGAAATACCAACTCTTTGAATTCAACGATGAGTTCACTCGTGCTCAATTCAGAAACATGGTTGAACCATTCTTGAGGGATGTTCAAAGTCGTAGAGGTATTACAGACTTCTCTGTTGTTGCAGACGAAACAAATAATACTGGTGAAGTAATTGATAGAAATGAGTTTGTTGCAGACATCTACATCAAACCTGCTCGTTCAATCAACTTCATTACTCTTAACTTCATTGCTGTTAGAACTGGTGTTTCTTTCAGTGAGATTGGCGGATAAGGAGATAAGACATGGCTACTATTGATGAATTTAAGGCTTATCTAGAGGGCGGTGGTGCTCGTGCTAATCAGTTTAGAGTAACATTGACTTCTCCTGTTGGTGAAATCAACGGAGAATTGGCATCGTTCCTAGTAAAAACAACATCGTTGCCTGGGCAAACAATTACTGATGTTCCAGTAAACTATAGAGGAAGAATCCTTTATGTTGCTGGAGACAGAACATTTGACCCTTGGACTACAACGGTAATTAACGACACTAACTTTGAACTCAGAAATGGGTTTGAAAGATGGATGAACCGTATCAATGAATTGCGGTTCTCTACTGGTGTAAACAATGTTAGTGATTATACTGCTGACTTGACTGTAACCCAACTCGACAGGGATGATAATCCTCTAAAAAGGTATATCATGCGTAACTGTTGGCCAACTAATGTTGGTTCAATTGAGTTGAACTACGACACAGTTAGTGATATAGAAACCTTTGAAGTAAGTTGGAGATACACACATTTCCAATCAGTTGGCGTTAGTGCTTAACCCTTAATTTAATCCGACTAAATAGTTGGGTAAAATTTAGGAGAACTATAGAATGGCTGAACTTTTTGGTTTCAGAATCACAAGAGCGAATCAGAGTGGGAGTAGTGATGGATTCACTGCTCCCTCTACTGACGATGGCACTCTTGACATCGTATCGGGTGGTGGACACTATGCGTCCATCCTTGATATGGATGGTCGTGATCGTAATGAAATAGACTTAATAAGACGGTATCGTGATATTGCACAACAACCAGAGTGTGATAGTGCGGTTGAAGATATTGCAAACGAAGCAATCGTATCTGATGAAAAAGATCAGGCGGTTGCAATTTCCCTCGACAGATTAGACTTATCGGCAAACATCAAACATAAAATTCGTGAAGAATTTGATGAGGTGTTGCGCCTACTTGATTTTAATGCAAAGGGACATGACATCTTTAGAAGATGGTATGTTGATGGACGCATTTATTATCATAAAGTAATCGACAAGAAATCCCCTCGTAAGGGTATTCAAGAACTTCGCTACATTGACCCTCGTAAGATTAAGAAGGTCAGAGAGCAACAAAAAGAAAAAGATGTAAAGACAGGTTTAGATTTAGTTAAAAAGGTAGAAGATTTCTATCTCTATAACGATAAGGGTCTAGATCAAAACGCTGGAACTACCAGTGGTATTAAGATTACTGCTGATGCGGTAACATACTGTCCATCTGGTCTTATTGATATGCACAAAGGCACAGTCCTTTCATATTTACATAAGGCAATCAAACCAGTAAATCAGTTGCGTATGATTGAGGATGCGTTGGTAATCTACCGTATCTCTCGTGCGCCCGAGCGTAGGATTTTCTACATTGATGTGGGTAACTTGCCTAAAGTAAAGGCAGAAGCATACCTTAAAGATGTAATGAATCGTTATCGTAACAAACTAGTTTACGATGCAAGAACTGGTGAGATT